CATCCGGTCTATGTGATCCTGAGCTTTGTTCTTAGGACATAACGTACCGCAACAAAGGAAATCACCTTCTAAGAGGTTAATAGGGCTTGCCATCTTTTAATTCCTTCATTAGCTGGTGGAATGATTTACCGCTAGGTTTATTTCCATCCGGTAAAGGTTTTATTGAACAACGACAATTAAAAGTTTGAGGAGGTCTACCATATAACGGTTTAAACTTTTTCATCCTTCAAACTCCAGGTCGGCTTCCTTATGTATTTCAAACTTAGCATCGCACCACTCGCATTCGTAAACGCCACCACGAGGATCACCTAAATACCCCTCTGTGATTTCATTACATTCTGGACAACGACATTCAACTTTTCTAATAATCAGTACTGTTTGGGTTTTCATAGCTTATCCTTTAATTGTGAGTAACTAACTAAGACAACCTGAGCAGGATTATCATGTTCTAGTATGGTGTTTAACATAGCATGTAATCCATCATCATACCTAGCGTACAAATTCATATATTTACGCGCCAAGCGTTTAATCTGCTTATCTTTATTATCGTCACAAAGATAAGCAGATAACGCCATATTAATTATCATGGTTATCGGTTGCATTTACTTCCTCCGGCCAACATGACCATGTTGTTTCACTAATACCAAAGCCGTTCTGTCTATCTACTTCAGTAGTAGGTAAATTTTCAGCAACCATATTTCCATAAGCTTCAGCTAAACAGTAATCACTTGCTTTCACATTAGGTAGAACAAGTGTACGGCCTGTATCTGATTCTTCAATCACAATCTTGAATTCTTTCAAATCACTCATCATTTACTTCCTCTTAAATTACTTAATAATTATAACTCTTTATTTCGTCAATCATACAGTTAATATCTTCTAAACAATAATAATGGCGAACAATACCATCTTTGTCAGAAACGCGTGAGTTTTTACCTTTTATTTCCAAGTTCCATTTATAGCGATATTGCTTTCTACCCTTATGATCTGCGATACGTATGGTACGTAAGAAAGTATTTTTAAATTTAATATAAACAGAATCAAACCTACTAACATGATATATCCAAGCACCTTGTTCTTCTAATTCGTCAAGTATATGACATACTATAGCTTGAACCTTCTTAGATTTAATATTACTAATAGGTTTACTCATCATTTATTTCCTCTTAAATTTAAACGGGTCAGGTGGAGCTTTACCACCATTACGGTTTCCAATTAACTGACCCCACATTTTACAGATATACCATGCTTGATATTTAGCATCATCTAGAGCATTATGTAAAGTGCCACCAGTCTTCCTATCTAAACCACCACGAGCAGACTCGTACATATCCTTAACAGTACGACAGTCCCTAATATTCCAGAACTTCCATGGGATCTCCAGATTATGTTGGCGATAAGCGTGTTCCATTTTACTAATGTCGAAAGTCGCTCCGTTACCCCATGGCTTACAGTCAGTAGGTAAGTATAACTGGAGCTCTTTTAGGACGTCTGACAGACTGTCAAGGCCGTTTAACGCTGCTTTTGCTTTAGGGTTTTGACCTTTCCACCACTCGACGGTAGATTTATCAATGGTGCGATTCTGGTCTTCCCAGTCCAGTTCACGGTAAAAAGTGTTCGGGGATATCACTCCCTGGACGGGGCAGAACATAACCACACCGATGGATATAATTGCTGCATCTTCGTTTAAACCCATTGTTTCAAGGTCAATCATTGCGTGTCTACATTCATACGTTTTCATAGTTAATTATCTCAGGTAAATTCTTTTTACTTTCCAGTTATAAGCAATACGATTAGCGATCATTATAATACGTGATTCGGAAATAGGGGAACTGTTAAATTTCCAAGAGTTATTTTTACTATATCTAGTCAAACTCATTATGTAATCTCCATGTTTATAAATAGTTGCTTTTTGTTCATATACATTAATATGGAAACCTTTAGACTTAAGAGTTTCAATAACCATTATTCTTGCTCCAGGAAGTCGTCAATTTCTTGTTCTAATACAGATTTACGTTTTATATTGAATACGTAATTTTTATTAGCTGAGGATTTTTCAACTTTGTACCCCATTACTTTAATACATTTTAAAAATTGAACTCTATTAAGAGTTTTAAATAATGGGTATCTATCGTCTTCCCTCAATCTTTTACAATCCGAGCAAAAAGAATTATAATCGTCAAAAACTTCTTTAAATACTCTTTTAGAACCTAATGGGCAATATTCATAGTATTTGTCCATAAATAATACCAAATGGTCGTCTGAAAAACATTCAGCTATTTGTGCTAAGAGGTTAGGTATCGTACTAAATCTTCTATTTAGTATTTCATAATGTCGTTCTGTTATATTTACGGTTATTTCTTTCATAAAAATTACCTATAGTTAAAAACCTAGTTAGTTTAAGTTAAAACTACTAAATCAGCTATTATTTTGTCTCTATTTAATATAAAAGTTAGTTTTAGTTAAGGTGGTTAGTTTTAGTTAGATGTCTGTTACTTTCTTATAATTTTAGTATTATCAAAAGCTTACAAGGTTTTAGTTAGTTTAAGTTAAATGGGCTTTTCCAAGGGCGTTAAAAATTTTTTCATAAATACCAATGGGTTACGTACTAAAAAGTTACTTTTTGTTAAAAGTTAATAAAAACGCTGTTATATATTTATATATTTACAGAAATTCATATTTTATTTTTTAACATACATAGTATACCCTCTATTTTATTAACTTTTAACTGGAACTAACTTAACTTAAACTAACTAAAAGGAGAAAACATCCATGTTCCAAAGTTTTTAACTTAACTATCTTTGAAATCGAAATCGAAATCATCATCCTCTAATATAGGGGAAAACTCCTCAACCGCATCACCTTGTTCGGCTCCTTTAACTTTAACACCTTTAAAGGAACGAACATTCGCACTTCCATGACCATAATAAATTCCCATGTCCTCCATACTAGAGCGAAATTGCTGTTTGGTAAATCTGTTCTGGATAGAATAATTATTACAGAATTCCGTAAATTCCATAAAGCAATCACCCAAACTAATCGTATCTTCCGTGTTATTAGTTTGTTCCAAACACTCACTAATAAAGAATGCAACGGGATTACTTTCGTTTAACCATTCGGCTTTGGCTAACTGGCAGCTTTTAGGCTCTTGGAATTTACCGCGTTGACGCAACCGTTGAAGACCTTGTAATGCACGATTCATAACACCAGCTAGTTCATTCTTAATAATCTGGTCAGGTAAATCCAATATAGCATTACCCTCATGGAAACCACGGTTAAAAGGGATAACCATTGCACGGCGACGAGTACCACGGCTGATGTCCTTTGTTTTGGGATAACCATTACTAAGCATAGCCACACTACATACCCGCTGGAATTGGAACCCTTTTTCCCCTTTAGGGTTAGCCGTACTTACACCGTCTTCACTTAATTTTTTAAGTATACCGTCAGGTAAGATAGTATTCTTATTAAGGTCATCATCGTATACCAATAGTTTTCCAGGAAGTTCAGCCATAGCATGCTTATCACCACGAGCGCCACCTTCAAAACGACTGAGCTCCTCCGGCATTACGGCTTCACCTAATATACCGCTAATGATTTTAAACAGTGTAGACTTACCGTCACCACCTGGACCTTTCATTAACCACCAATGAGCAGGACGTTTATCGGGGTGTAATATGTAACCCATATATTCTTCAAAGTGACGTACCATATCTTCAGTGTCTGGGAAGTTACCAAATATCTCACGGATAGACTTATCAAATAAAGGGCATTCCGCTCCTGGAGTATATTCAACGTCAATCACCTGTAGTAAATAACTGCTCGGCTTATGTTCCCTCAACTTCCCTACGCCTTTTCCATCAATCCACAACTCCCCATTACGACAGTTAATAACTGGATAAGGTTTTTGTGTTAACCGGAGGACATCTTTATTGGTGGCGCATATACGCTCCATAATACTTAAAGCTTCTGTAACTATTGCGTTTTCCTTAACATTGATGTCGATTTCCTGACGCATCTTATCCAATACTTTGGTGATTTGTTTACCTACGTATTGTTTATTGATTGGTGTCCAGTGCGTACCGTTGTAAATCCAAAATTGACTGCTATTACTAAAGACGATACCTTTACCTTTTTGGAATTTAACCTGCTTAGTTTTTTCCGCTAATATACGGCCTAAATCCTCAGCAATTTGTGCCTTGGTACTATCTATAATTTGATTAATAACACCTTTATTCAATCCGGTAGCTTTTTGAATAACCCCTAACGCTTTAGCCTGTTCTATTGTTCCGGCTTGCATTGCAGCTCTAACAGCTTTGGTAATCTCCTCGTCTTCACTAACATTACTTAATTCGTTAGCTAGGCGTAAGGCTAATCCAGGCTTGTAACTTTTGTTTAAGGTTTTTTCTTCCGTGATATCAGCAAAGTCAATATCCTCATCTTCTTCAAAACCCTCATCACCGTCCTCAGCGGTTTCAGCTTTATTACCCTCACTAGGTTCAGCAAAGTCGGCGAAGTCATCCTCAGCAGAACTCACGGCAGTATTACCACCATAACTGAGCACTTCCTTATATAAGGTGCTTACACTAATCGCGTTAGTTTTATTACTAAGGCTTTCCCAGCGTAGGCGGATTAAATGTATGTCGTCCTCAAAGTCTGGGTCGCCCATACACCAATCAAGGAATTCCTCAATACCACCCCCATTAGTACCGTGATGACTACCACATAAAACACGGAACCAACTGTCGTTATCTTTGTAGTCTGTAACAGGTAATTGATTGAGCAGTTTTTCAAGCTCGTAGTTACTCAGTACTCCGGCCTCAGCTTGTTTACCCTGGACTTCACGCTTTAATAGTTTTAAAAGCTTTTTGGGTACGTTAGGCGCTTCCCATAATTCTATCCCGTTGGTATCCCATTTATAATAATTACCGTTAGGATGTTTACTACCAGCGCAAACAACCTGACGACCTACAGTTTTAAATTCAATACCTTTAAACTGTTCCAACAATTCTTTACAATCAAAGTCCGCTGGTTTAGTCATATAATAATGATAACCACCGCTACCCGTGATAACCGTAGGGGCGATTTCACTAAGGTCGAAAACACCTAGGAATTCGCATAAGCGTTCTAATGCGTTGTCATCTTCTTCGAAATTACGTGGGTCAACATCAATAATTAAATCTGTAGAGCTTAAACGGTAGCCGACGTTATAACCTTTATCAGCGAGTTTTAATGTTTCCTCTACGTTTTTATCGCGTGACATCCATTTACCATAAAGTGGAGTTTTACCACGTTGCTGAATTTTCCCTTTACGATTAGTTTGTTTATTCCATATATGGAGTGGGATAAGGTCTGAGTCACAATCCAAGTATTGCTGTAATTGTTCTTTATTTATATTCATAGATCAGGTCTCAAGTATTCAGGGCTAAAACGGTTTTTAATAGCTTCGTTTTTCAACGTTGGTATCAATCGTGCGCCTTGTTTACTTATTTGACCTCTTACATGCCATCCCATAACAGTATTGATACTTATTCCCATAATACGGGCTAACATGGTGGGACCACCTGCTACCTCTATTAATTCCTTAAGACGAGCCTGACGTATCGCCTGGAGCTCCTCTTTTGTATATTCAAACATTTGCTATACCTTTTTATACTTTTGGTGGGTATGGTAATATACGCGCTCTGATAAAAAGCACAATAAATACATACAATATTTTGACAATCTATATTATATAGAACATTAATAATAAAAAGCATTTGCCAATATGATAAATCCCACATATAGTGATATCCCACTGGCACACAACATTAAACAGTTAGTCAGTAATAACAGTTTTATTTAAACCCTTAAAAGGAAATAACGATGTCTAAAGAAATGACACTAAACACCGTAACATTCGCTCTTGCACTTGTTCCTGAAAATGCTGGTAAAATTGACGCCATTAATAAGATTATTCTGGGCGAGACTTACACTACCGAAGCACCTGCGGAAACCAAAGCTGAAACCAGTAAGCCGAAAACTGAACCTAAAGCAACAAAAGCCGCTAAAGCACCAGCTAAAGAAAAATCTGGTATGGATTTCGCAGCTTTTAAAAAGGTAGTTAGCGCAGCTAAAAAAGAACACGGTGAAGACTTTGTAATGTCTATGCTGGAAGAAGCTGGTTACGAAAGTAAAGGTACATTACTGAAAACAGTAACTTCTGTTGAAGAAGATGAATATGAAACTATTGCTGGTGTATTGCAGGAAGGACCGACCAAACAAGCTGCTGATGAGCCGGAAGACGACTTAGACGATGACGGTTTTGATGACGACGAGCCTTATAGCGAAGACATCGATCCTGAAGCGGTTAAAACTGCCTTACGTGCTAAAGCCAAAGAAGACCGTGATGAAGCTAAAGCGATTATGACTAAACACGGTGCAGCAACATTGAGTAAAGTGGCTGATCTTTCTCAAGCTAAACTTGCAGCGATTATGAAAGAACTAGCCTAACGGTTAGTCGGTGTTACCCTACACCATTAGTAAGAGATTCCAAGTTACTAAAGATTTAAGGGTTCCAGTTTTCGGTCTGGGTTAATAAAACCGTTCGCCTCTCTTTAGTTCATTTAGTGGGAGGTTCTGGTTTTCTTTTAACCATGTTAGCGCGTGTTGTAGCTATACGGAATATAGCTAGTTCGACCAGAGCTTCCCACTAAATGAATTTATTTTACAAAACTCCTTTACATCCTATCCTGGATGAACCATACTGAATTCAGCTACATAAAACAATTAAACAGGAAAAACAGTTATGAAGATCTCAACTAATTCAAAAGAATTACGTCAATTAAACGCTTGCAGTTCTGGTTATAATCAATTTATTAAAGTTCACAGAAATAATGAAGTAACATTAAGTCAATGTCTTGACTCTAATAGTTGGAGTGATGTGTACTGGTTTATATCAGAAGCATATGATCAGTTTAGTGCTGAACAGAAGCATGACTTACGTATATTCGGATGTAAAAAAGCATTGATTAATATTGAGAAAATAAAACCATATTGTTCTGAATATAATTACCAATTAATCATTGATTACCTAAATAACCCGACTGAAGAAGCAAGATCAGCAGTAAAGTCAGTAACATGGTCAGTAGCAAAGTCAGCGGTAGATTCATCAGCAAAATTAGCAGCATTATCGGCAGCATGGTCAGCAGCAAAATTAGCAGCATGGTCAGCAGTGGAGTCAGCAGAAAAGTCAGCATCAATGGAAGAAAATATAAGAGACTTGAGGGAGTTGTTTGTTAAATGGGAGTCTAAATAATGAACTCTATCTTCTTAAACTTATTTAGATATATTGTTATATTCTTTTCTGGTATGGCTTTTGATCAGAATAAATTCTTACTATTTTTCATTTGTGTATTTATAGCTGTTTTTGCACACAAGGTATTTGAAGATGAAAAAGACGTGTAAATTTGTAAGTTATGATACAATAGCTGAACATGGTGTAACGGATCATATCCCTAATATGTCCGACTATCTTTTTACTATGTCAATTTTATGTGCTGGTTTAGAAGTAGAATTTGAAGAAGATAATTCTGATTCTGAATTTATTAAAGTTAAAGGTAATAACTGTTATCTTCCTAAGGAGTGGTTAGAATGAGTAAAGAAAGTAAAGAAATAAAGAAACATTTTGTTTGCGGTGTATTAGCGACAATACTTGGAACTATGTTTGTTTTCTATGTTGCTTTAGGTATTTCTATTTACGAGTATTTGAAATGAAAACTAATAAACATTTAAACCTTGAACTTGAACATACCAAGTTATTATTACAAGAAGCTTTTAAGAGAGAAGAGTATCTAGAAGCTGAAAATAGGGAGTTAAGACGTACCCGTTTAAAAGATTTTAATAATGAAGAATATTGGATATTCCTCGATGACGGTGAAGATTATATTGAATCTTTAGTTTGTCCCATTACTATGTCAGCGAGCAAACTTAGAGAATTAGTGAATTATCGTAATCAAGAAAAAGAACATTTACACTTATTTTTACAATGGTTTAATTCTTTAGAAGATATTAATTATAGTTTTCTAACTGATGCTGATTTTAAAGTTGCTAAAGCGACCTATGAAAAATTAGGTAAAGATATACCTAAATCTATTATAAAGCGATTGAAGATAGAACAGTGATCATCCCTGTACCGTTTTCACCTTACTGGTCACCCCGTTATACTGCTTTACGTAGTAAGCGGGGTACAGTCCGTTTCAGCGAGCTTGGACGTGAGGTTAAATGTACCAAGTGTAAAGAATGGCTACCTAGTGACACTGAGTTCTTCCATAGCTGTAAAAGCAAAGCGGCCGGAATTCATTGTTGGTGTAGAGCCTGTTATAATACGAGGTTTGAGAAATGAAATATTTGATATTTATTATCCTTTGTTGGCAATTTAGAAAAACACCTTATTATGATATGCTAGAACAATATGTTTTAACATTAAAAGCAGCTAGAAGATGCGCTTATGATTTAAAACATTGTTCTAGTGATTTATCTATGTATTGTAAAGATTCTATCGTAGATTACCATGAACGGGCTGAGATGTGGCAAACTATATTCACCCCTACAGGTGGGAAAGATTACCGTCATGAATTACATTCCGAAATAATGATGTTAGAAATCAAACTTAAAAAAGCGGTAGACCTACTAGATAAAAACGGTATAGAACATAATTTGAAAGATATACCTTTTTAAGGAGTAGATTATGAACGAACAAGATTGGGAAAACTATTTAACAGAACCACCAGCGTTCGACCCTGAATTTGAACCAGTGTTTACACCTGTTTTAGAATATCCACCAGCACCAAAATTAGAACCTAAGAAGAAAAGTAAACAAGGTTCTATCACCCGTGAATATCTATACATTAATAAGACTACCCGTAAATCTACATTTTTTGTAACATACGACGGTAGTGACGGAGTAAAAGGTTTCTGGATACCTAATAGCGTTATTATAACCGATACAGGTAATGAAGTAGAGTTTCCAGATTGGCTTAAAATTAAAGAAATACAGTGGGGAGAATGGTAGTGTTATTTCCAATAAACATAGTAATAGAATTAGAAGCTCTTAAAATGGAAGCCGAGGGTATGAAAGAAGAAAATAAATCAAGATTATCCAAAGGCTATTCACATAGTTATAATGAACATCATTTTTACGAAATAGCTAAACAAATTAGAAATTTGAAATATAAGATTTCAGATGATGAACCGGAGTTATTATAATGGCTCATGCAAAATTATCACCGAGTGCTTCTAAGCGATGGTTAACCTGTCCTGGAAGTGTCGCGTTATGTGAAGCTCAGGGAGAAGAACAACGTACCAGTAAATACGCGGCTGAAGGTACAGTAGCTCACGAAATAGGTGAGAAGTGTTTATTAGAATGTAAAGAACCGAAAGACTTCTTAGGTAAAGTTATGGAAGCTGACGGTTTTAAATTTACTGTAACTCAAGAAATGGTTGATGCTGTCCAAGTGTATGTGGATTATATCTACGACCAGATTAACGAGGCTGAGGTACAAGCTGACGCCCTTGTAGAACTAAATGTTGAGGTACATTGTAGTCTTAAACATTTGGGTATTACAGGTCTTGACGGAGGTACGAGCGACGGCCTTTTAGTATGTCAAGAGCATCAATTTATAATCGTAGCCGACTATAAACATGGTCAAGGTGTGTTAGTAGAACCTGAAGAAAATACTCAGGCTATGCAATACGCGCTAGGTTCTTTACATAAGTTAGGTATACCAAAAGAAGAAAACTGGACGGTAATTATAGCTATTATACAACCAAGAGCTAGAGAAGCGGCCGAACCTATTAGGGAATGGCGTACCGACAGTGATTATCTTTACGAGTGGCAAGATAATGTTCTAATTCCGGGAGCATTAGCTACTAAAGAAGATGACGCTGATTTAGTACCAAGTGAAGAAGGCTGTCGGTTTTGTGCTGCGGCTGGTAATTGTCCAGCGCTATATGATAAAACTCAAGAATTAGCTATAGCTGATTTCGCTGAAGATAAATTCCCCGAACCTAAAACTATGACTCCAGAACAGAAAATAACTGTTATGGAACATATAGAAATGATACGGGCTTTTTTAGTAGCAGTTGAAAAGCAAGTTACCGAAGAAGTTGAAGCAGGGAGTAAAGATTACGAATATAAGTATAAATTAGTTCGTAAGACTACCCATAGAAAACTTGATGATATTGTATTCGACGAAGACTTTTCACCTTTAGCAGAATATATTGATTTAGAAGAATTAAAAGAACCTAAAGTGAAAGCATTAGGTGAAATTAAATCTCTTCTTAAACGTAAATTGGAACAAAACCATTCTAAAGCAGAAGCTAAACAGATTTTGGAGCAACTTATAGAAGAAAGCACTAATAAACCAGAAGGCGGTCTGGTGATTGCACCGCTGAAAGATAAACGTATTGCACAGAAAACTTCCGCGCAAAATGACTTTAAAGATTACCTATAATAAGCCATAATAATCAGGCTTAAACAGGTTAAGTAAAACAGTAATTAAATAAACAGGAAATATATCATGCCAAAATTAATCCTCCAAAATGTTCGTTGTTCTTATGTATATGTTGACAAGCAACGTAAAAAAGACAACGGCGAAGACGGTGGTTACGGTCTACAGGTAATCATTCCTAAAGACGACCCTCAAGTTCGTAAAATCCAAAAAGCGATTGACGAAGCTTTGGTTTCCAAACACGGCGAAGAAGCTAAGAAGAAAAAAGGTCGTTATAAATTACCTTTACGCGATGGTGACGAAGAGCGTGATGAGCCGGAATATGAAGGTTGTTATTTCTTCAACGTTAACGGTAATAGAAAGCCAGGAATTGTCAACCGTAACGGTGAACCAGCGGATATTGACGACTTAGAAGAATATTGCTATAGTGGTGCTTACTTCCACGTTAGTTGTAACTTCTACGGATTCCCTCCTCGCGATGGTGGAAAACCTGGAGTAGCCGTTGGTTTAAATAACGTTATGTTACGTAAGAAAGGTGAGCGACTTGACGGTAGTGTTGCCGCTACATCTGAATTCGCTGATTATGCTGCGGATGACGATAGTGACGATTTTGATGACGATGATGACTTGTAATCTAAGTTGTTGAATAGAGGGGAGCTTTTTGCTCTCCTTTTTATTATTTGTGAAAAAGTTTAAAAAAGTCCTTGCGTTCTCTTCTAAGCTGGTTAATAATGAAATCACTGGTTAGGCAACACCGCTTAGACAGAAACACTTAAACAGGAAATATCATCATGAAAAACATTATCGCACTTTCAACATCTACTATCGAACAAGCTCCTTTTGCACAACTAGCTGAGTTCTACAACGAGTATGCTCGTGAACTTGGTAAAAAAGAAATTAAAAAGTTCCGTGATAAAGCAACTGGTCAAAAACGTGTTGCTGAAATTCAAGCTGAATATTTTAATAAGCTTGAAGAACAAAAAGCTAGTGTTGCGAAACGTTTAGCAGCTGAAACCGTAGCTAAATCTAAAGCTGAAAAACCAGCTAAAGCTGAAAAGGCTGGTCGTAAAGTTAAATTTGAAGACAGCATGGTTCTTAAGTTTATCCCTAGTTCTTATGTTCCAAAAGAAAATTCAATTAACGAGTTTGTTTTAAACCTTGTTAGTGCTTATGAAGATGGTGTTGAATACCAAGAAGTCGTTGACCGTATCGAAGCTGATTTCACACGCCCTAACGGAACTGAAGTAACGCGAGCTTTTGCTAGAGTTTCAGTTAACTGGTTAATCAATAAAGACCACATCCGTATCGCTTAATTCCTAAAAGGCTGGTATACTTTACCAGCTTATTTTTATTTGGAGCTAAATATGCACTATTTGATTGATAACGATTTACTTGAAGTTGAAAGCTGTCACGAGGATTCTGAGCTTTTGGCGGCTTATATTGTTGATAACGGTTTAGACTTGGCGTTAACCCTTGTCGGCGAACCTGACGACCTTGTAATGGAATTAACACTTAAAGAGTTAAACACCCTTTACACCAATTTATCAGGCCGTGATATGAAGTTTGAGGAAGAAGACGGTGCTGCATCTGCTATCATGACACACCTGAAAAAGAACTCAGACGACTATCCTGTATTCACAAAATCCCTCGGTAAAAAGATGCTTAAAAAGGGCGAGCAGGATAAACCAGAAGCCACCAGCAAAGCGGTAAAACCTAAAGCGGCAAAAGCCACAGGGGAAAATAAAAAACCTACTCAGCGAGCGTCAAAACCGCGTATTAAACTTGACTATTCTCAGGAAATTACTATAGTAAACGGTAAGTCCAAAGAAGGGAGTATTCTTAGTACAATCGTTACAGCCGTTGAAGATGAAATGTGTGTAACAGTTGGGGAAGTAGTTGAATATATAACCACTAATCATGTAAGAGGTAAGTCTGGTGAAATGGCTAATGAAAGTTATGCCGTTACATCTATTCGTGACCTTGCTAAAATGGGTAAAATCAGTTTGGAGGAAGGTTTATAATGTTTGAAGAAATTACGATTTTTATTCCAAGTAAAGGTCGCCCAGAAGAACAAGTTACTCTTAGTAATTTACCTGAAATACTTCACCCTCGTGTTAAAATTCTAGTGGACGAAGATGAGTTTGAAGAATACGAAGACCAGATGTATCCGGTGGAAATTGTAGGTCTACCGGAACTTGTTACTGGTATCGGTAATGTGAGGCAATGGGCTATTGAAAATTGCGAAACCCCATACGCATTCTTACTTGATGACGACATGATATTTTTCAAGCGCATTGGAGAAACTACCAGTCTTGAAAAATGTACAGAACAGACCTGTATTGAAATGTTCCAAGAGCTTACCGACTGGCTATCTTTAGAAGGATATCCAGTAGTGGGTGTAAGCGCTAGACAAGGTAATAATCGTGTTGAGGAGCCGTTTAAAGACGTTACACGGCAAATGAATTTCCACGGTATTGACGTTAATCTATTTAAACATTACGGGTTGAAATTTAATAAACAAGAAGTCATGGAAGATTTTCACATGACGCTTGATTTACTATCCCTTGGTATTCCTAATCGTGTGATGTATCAATGGTGTTGGAATCAAAAAGGTAGTAATGAAAAAGGCGGTTGTTCCACTTACAGAACTTGGGAAATGCAAAAACGTAACGCTGAACAATTAGCAGAAGCTTTTCCTGATTTTGTAACCGTAGTTAAAAAGAAAACTAAAACCACGTGGAAAGGTATGAACGAAAGATATGATGTTCGTGTCCAGTGGAAAAAAGCTTATGAGCAAGGGGTTAAAAGTAATGAGTTATAAACAAGAAGCACCATTCTCAATTCAAATTGAATTAACTACTGGATGTAATCTCCAGTGTAGTTTTTGCGGTATTAACGGATTCCAAGAAAAACCGAATAAAGGTTTGAAATTTATGACCGTTGAAAATGCCGAGCATATTGCTGAATCAATTGCTTTTACAGGGTGGAATTCACGCTTGGAATTTGCTATGCATGGAGAACCAACAATGAATCCAAACTGGATTGAAATTATCGGCATCTTCCATAAACATTTACCTAAAAATCAAATCATGTTGACTGGTAATGGTGGGGGAATTGTTAAGTCTAGGGAAATTCATAAATCCGTACTTGGTTTCTTCCAAGCTGGTGGAACTATATTAGCATTGGACGAATACGAGCGAGTTAATTTTATTAATAAGATTAAAGCTGGTATTGATGAATTTGATTTAGATGAACAAGGTATTTCTGTTTACCAGTATCCTGAAGAAAAAGCAGGTAATCCTCATCAACGTACCAAAAAGAAATATGTGAGCTTTATCAGCCCTATAAACCTAAATGATAAAGGTACTCACGCAATGTTGAATAATCATTGCGGTAGTGGAGGTGAAATTGATAATTCGCAATCTAATGCGTTATGCGCTAAACCTTTCCGCGAGCTTAGTATTAATTCTGACGGGTCTGTTAACCTATGCTGTAATGATTTTATCGGTGAATATACGTGCGGAAATGTTTTAGATACCGATGTTGAAACGCTTTGGAATAATAAATATTTCCATAGTGCTCGTAAATTCCTTATGGATAGACAGCGGGAAGCGATACGTCCTTGTCGTGGCTGCAATGCTAAATCATACCGTGTTGGCTTACTACCGGATAAAAAAGGTAAGGTAGAGTTAGAGAAGCCGACAGAAGCTGATTTAGAAATATGTTTAGAAGCGTTAGCTGGTGGACCAGATAGATCACCGACTAAAAGAGCTAAAGAAAACATCATCCCAATATTAACTATTGATGAGGGTTTCAACTGGTGATTACTGAAAACCAAAAACAGATGATTTACTGGATTAACGAACGTGAATCTATCCGTAAAAAGAAAGAAGCTGGTTTACCTAAGCCGTGGTCTAACAATCCGGTTATGCAGCAAACATATTTTTGCAACGTAGACAGGGAAGACGACAAAGTAACGAAATGGATACGTGATAATTGGGTATACGGTGAATGTAAAGACCCAGACTTATTAGGTGAAGATACAACTCAAGTTTATACGTTCGGTATGATTGTAGCTCGTATATTTAATTTACCGAGTACTTTAGCTGAATTAAAACAACCTGTCGGTGAAGACTTTGATTTATATATCTGGTTAGAACATGCTGAAACTGTATTGCACGACCGTAAAGAACGCGGTGAAAATATTTGGAACGGTGCGTATATTATTTCTACCAATGGTAAGAAAATAGATAAATCTACTTATTGCTTACAAATTCTAGAAAAAATATCAAATTCGGCAGATATAATTGACGGCTGTGAAACTTTAGAACAAGCTCATAAAAAACTGATGACGCTTGAAGGTTTAGCGAGCTTCTTGGCTGCTCAAGTGGTAGCAGATTTAAAAAATACAGAAGGGCATCCATTAAGCGGCGCTCCTGATTGGGATTCTTTTTGTGCTCCTGGTCCTGGAAGTTTACGTGGTTTATCTTGGTTCTGGGAAGAGCAGGTGACGAACAAAAACTTCCATAAAATGATAAATGATGCTTACGAGCTATTGTTTATGGAGCTAGACGGAAGTATACTAGATAAACTATGTATGCAGAATTTACAGAATTGTTTCTGCGAATATGATAAGTTCATGCGAGTAACCAATAACACCGGAAGGTCTAAAAGGAAATACAATGGCTAAACAGCGTAAAAGTAAAACACTTAGTAATAACCAATATATTGAAAAGGCGATGGAAGAAGGTAGAGAACATTTGTTTAAATCAGAACTACCTTACCCTCAATTAAAAGTAAACAATCGTAATGTTTTAGCGGTTGAAGGTTCTAAAATCTACCTAAGAGGTAAAATCTAATGAAAGTCGTAACAGTTAATAATGTAAATCAAGCTCTTTCCAATGGTATCGGTATGATGTTAAATCAAGGTATCGAAATAGATTCTCGTGCTGGTATAACTTTGGAAATTCCAACTCCGGTAACAACGGCTTATGAAAAACCTTGGGAACGTGTTTTAATCAACCCTACCCGTGACGCCAATCCGTTTTTCCATTTTATGGAAAGCCTTTGGATATTAGCTGGTCGTAACGATGTTGGATTCTTAACTGAATTCAATAAAAATATGGCGAGTTTTAGCGATAACGGAGTTACTTTTAATGCCCCTTACGGTTATCGATTACGCAACTATTTCAAAGATAGCGCTAATTATAAAACTGACCAAATTGAAGACGTTATTAGTATTTTGAAAAATGAACCTAACAGTCGTCAAGCGGTTATGCAAATTTGGGACACTCAGGACATCGACAAAGCTACATTAGATAAAGCCTGTAACATGTCAGTTGTATTCCGTATTCGCTCTGGTCGTCTCGATATGACTGTCTATAATCGTTCTAACGATATGTTGTGGGGCGCTTATGGTGCTAACGCTGTTCAGTTTAGTATGTTGCAAGAATACGTCGCAGCTCAGCTAGATATCCCTATGGGTACGTATTATCAAGTTAGTAATTCTTTTCATGTATATACTAGCGGTATGGGAGGTAAACTTTGGGATAAACTTATTACCACTCCTATTGAATATGAAGACCCTTATGAACATTTTAATATTTCCAGTATTCGTATGAATCCTAGGGAAATGAATTCTTTTGAACGCGATTTAGATTTATTGTTTGAAGTTTACGACGATACAGGGTTAAGTAATATTCTAGCTGATTTAGAATTTGAAAGTTCTTATTTTAATTATATTACCGGACCAATGTTGAAAGTCTGGTACACCTACAAACAAGGTAATAAGAAAGAAGCCTTGGAATTGTGTAAAAATATAATCGGCGAAGATTGGTCGTTAGCTTGCCAAATGTGGATTCAGGAGCGTCTATAATGGATATCAATAAAGTAATGGAAAGTGGGAATGTTGAGCGTTTCCATCAGGCTGTAGGAGTTACTAAACAGAAGCTGAGCGAACATCAATGGGGTGTAGCTATGCTTATGGAAAAGTTTTTCCCTAATTGCACTCGTAATGCGATTATGTATGCGTTAACACATGATATCGGTGAACTTTATACGGGTGATATCCCTGCGACGACCAAATGGGCTAACCCAGATATTAAAACTTTACTTGACGAATATGAAGAAAAAATTATATACGATTTAGGTGTAAAGTATGTTGTTTCTGATGAAGAAGCCCGTCAACTTAAATTGTGCGATTGTCTTGAAGGTATGACGTATTGCGCGTATCGTTATGAAATGGGTGAAATCCATGCTCAAAAACCTTTTACGGCTTGGTATGGTTTCTTAGCTAGTAATTTCAATGATATGCTAATAGGTGATATTAAACGTTACCTTGACGAACTTGTGGAGCGCACATTATGAACCTTGCTCAACAACAAATGAAAGTAGATCTAGTAACCGCTAATGAGGAGCGAGCTATGGACGTTAACGATTATCAAATCGGTGGTAAACATTATCAAAAAGAGTATCAGCATTGGGATATGGTTTGCGATACTTTGATGCCTTACCTTTTAGGTTGTGCAACTAAATATATCACCCGTTGGAGAGATAAAAACGGTGTTGAAGATTTACGTAAAGCTGCGCATTATATCGCCAAAGCTGAAGAAAATGCTGTATTTATGGTTAAGGTAAAATCTATCAATGAAAATATTGTTAGATTTTCTAAACAACTTGAACCGAAAGAATCTCAGATATTCATAGCTATTTGTAACGGTCAATACGATCAAGCTCAAACTTTAATTTCTGAATTAATCGGTATTGAGTTAGAAAAATCAGAATATACTAAGGGGTAATTTATGTCGTTAATTTCTTATAATGGTTTAATCAAGTTGATTGAGCAAGGTATTATTGACGCTCCTTTTGAAAATGTTAACGGGGCGAGTATTGATATTACCTTGGACGAAGGTTTTATGATTGAATCTAAAACCAATACCAATCCGGTTAAACTTAAAAATAAAGAAACTCCTTGTATGGTGCATGTAGAAGGTAAATCTTTAGTATTGCCGCCTAAGGAATTCTGTCTAGCGTCCTCAGCGGAGACTTTTAACCTCCCCAACAATATCGCAGCAGAATACAAATTAAAGTCCTCATTAGCTCGCTCAGGGCTTCAGCATATGTTAGCCGGTTGGTGCGATCCTGGATGGTATGGTTCTAAATTAACTTTGGAATTTTACAATACGCTTAACTTTACAGAGCTAGAAATAGAAGCGGGTATGAAGATAGGTCAAATTGTATTTTACGAATGTGAACCTGTCCCTGACGATAACTCTTATGCTGCAAAAGGTCAGTATAATAATCAATCTGGTGTTACAGGTAGTAAAGGAGTTAGATAGTGGATATATCCAAGTTTATAACTTGTGATGTTGAATGCTATATCAATTATTTTCTGGTGGTGTTCCGTAAGGTCACCACTGGAGATGTTTTACATTTTGAAAAATTCAACGATAGCGAGTTACAACGTAAAAACATTCTCCATATTCTCAACAAATATACAATCCTAACATTTAACGGAAATAAATATGATATTACGATGTTAGAATGTGCTTTGATGGGTTTAAGTAATAAATCTTTAAAGCTTGTTACTAATATGCTAATTGAGGAAGGGAAACAACCTTGGCAAGTTAGGAAACAATTAGGAGTCGCAGCACTTAAAATAGACCATATCGATTTAATTGAAGTCGCTCCACTTACTGCCAGTCTTAAGATTTATGGTGGTCGTATGGATTGCCCTACCATGCAAGACCTCCCGTTAGAACCCGATGCAGTTATCCAAGACCACCAGCGTAAACCAATGTTGGATTACTGTATTAACGATAATGAAATTACCTGGATATTAGGTGAATTCTTATTACCAGAATTAGAACTACGTTATAACATGACCGAAGAATACGGTGTTGATATGCGTTCTAAATCTGATGCTCAAATAGCGGAAGCGGTATTTAAGAAAGCATTGTCCGAAGATTATAATATTTCAGTAAAAAGACCAAAAGTGGAAGAAGGTACTAGGTTTAGATATAAACCGCCTGAGAACCTTGTGTTTGAAACAGAGATAATGAATTACGTATTTAACCAATATTGTACTAGACCTTTCACAATCGGTGCCGGTGGATATAGTAGTTTTAATTTTGAATTACTTGAAGAAGACCGAATAAAGTCTGGTAAAAATAAAGGTAAGATGCCGGACAAAAAAGGCCAATTTAAATTCAAATTTAAAAATACAAAATATACTGTCGGTATAGGTGGTTTACATAGTAATGAGAAATCAACCAGAGTTACAAACGACGGTTATATTTTAAGAGATTACGACGTAGCGAGTTTTTACCCTTGGATTATACTTCTTAACGAGTTATTTCCTAAACATATTGGTAAACCCTTTCTTAAGATATACCGTAAAATAGTAATGACTCGCTTGGACGCCAAAGCCAAACAAAAAGCCGCTAAAAAATCAGGTGATAAAAAGCTCGAAGATTACTATAAAGTTATCAATGAATCCCTTAAAATCGTAATTAACGGATTGTTCGGTAAGCTTGGAAGTAAGTGGTCAGCCGTATATTCACCAGACCTTATGATGCAAGTAACTATAACAGGTCAGTTAAGTTTGTTGATGCTGATAGAACGACTTGAGCTTGCTGGTATCAGTGTCATAAGTGCTAATACCGATGGTATTGTTACCAAGTTTAAGCCGGAACAAGAAGACCTCGCTGACGGTATTATAGGGGAGTGGATGTTAGACACTGGTTACGATATGGAAGCTACCGATTACACAAGTCTGAACAGCCGTGACGTCAACAATTATATAGCGGTTGCTGAAGGGTACTGTAAAGGGAAAGGCGCTTATGCAGACCAGTCTGAGCATTATTACCGTCCACGTAGTAACCCTGTAAACCGTATTTGTGTTACAGCGGTTAAAGAGTTTTTACAACACGATACACCTGTAGAAACAACGGTTAAAAACTGTAAAGATATAAAAGAGTTTTTAACGGTAAGAACGGTTAACGGCGGTGCGGTTAAAAATGGAAAGTTAATTGGTAAGGCTATCCGTTGGTATTATGGTAATGAAGAACTAGACGCTATTTATTATTCCACCAGCGGCAACAAAGTTCCAAAGTCTGAAGGCGGTGTTCCACTTATGGTTTTACCGGATAAAATACCAAATGACCTAGATTACGATTGGTATATTGAAGAATGTAAAACTATTTTGAAGAATATAGGTTTCAAAAAACTAGATTAAATAGGTTTACATAATTTAAAACCTAAGTAATAATGATATCCACATTTAAACACATTATTTTTAATTTAAACAAACCGGAGATATCCCATGTCAAAAATGGAAGAACTGAAAAAACTACGTGAACAGAAAAAAGCAATGCGCGAGCAAGAAAAAGCGCTGCGCGAAGAACTGGATGCTGGTAAAGAAGAGCGTAAAGCCGCTAAGAAAACTCAGGCTCAAGCTCGTAAAGATGTAAAAGACCATAAAGCCGAACTGAGTAAAGCTACAGCAGCAATTTACAAAACGTTCAGCGATGGTTCATCTGAAGAAATTGCGGCACTGGCTGATAAAATTATGGAATCAGCAACCGAACTTTCAGGTGTAGTGCGTAGCTTTGCAGAAGCTTCTGAGCAACTAGAAGAACTGTAATTCGGGTAACTTGCTAGGAAGGTTTTTCCCCTAGCTGGTGTTGACCTCCTAGCTTTTGTTAGGAGGTCTTTTTTATGTCTGTAGAACAATTCTTAAATAACGCCAATAAACTAACCAAGAAAAAAGCCGCTATTGATGAAAAGGTTGATATAGAAAAACCTTTTGTTAGATACGCTAAAACTTTGGGATGTACCGCTTTAAAACTTATACTCTTAAACCTACGGGGATGGCCAGATAGAACGGTTGTATGCCCTGAAGGACGTATACTGTTTATAGAGTTTAAACGTCCTGGGAAACCGCAAACACCTGCTCAAGTAAAATATATGAATCTACTAAAAGGATTAGGGTTTGAGTACTACGTTTGTGACCGTCCTGGACAAGCTGAAAAAATATTAGATGATTTCCTTGCATTCTAGAACGGATGTGATATTATGAACTCAAGTAACGTAAACAACGAAACACAACAAAACAGGAAAAACAGTTATGAATTTAATGCAGCAGATGAGATACCCTCATGTTATCTTCACTATCAATGCTTATGGTTGTTCGGAATTAAATGTAACTTTTAATCTGTTAGGTTGCGATGAATGGTCGGATAAAATTTTAGCATTGGCTACAGCTTGCGATTGTGAAACGCTCAGGTTTAAAGAAGCGATTGTAGAAATGTTATATAATGGCCGTGCTTATTACTATGATTCCAAAAGCCGTTTAATAGATTTAACTTTAGAGGAGCGCGGATAATGACTCGTATCAATGTTGTACCAGTAGAAGTTCTTAGCGATAAGCATTTGATGGCTGAATACCGTGAGATACCTCGTATTTTCACCGCTGTTCATAAACTGCAATCGGAAAACATTATGAATCCGATTACGATCGGTATCCCTAAGAAATATTGCCTTGGTATAGAGCACATGAAGTTCTTCTACAATAAGATTGGATGGTTGCTTGAACGTTACAACCAACTTATCGAAGAACTGGGAAAACGCGGTTTTAAATTAGATAGCGATATGTATAAAGCTATTATCAAAAATGCTATGATGCTACGTAGAATTTATTTTAGACCTTACGAGCCATCGCCTGAAGACATTTATCTAAATATGGCTAGGCTTTGTAAGCGTAGCAATATGGAAGCCGTCCTGGATGAACTCAAAGCCTAAAATATGGAAACCGCACAATTACCAAATAAAAGCGGTTTCATTCCTCCTTACAAATCCACGTTCAGGGTTATTCTTAGATCCTGGACTTGGTAAAACTTCAACGAGCCTTTGGGCTATCCGTACATTAAAAAACATAGGTGAAATTAAAGGGGTTCTTATGGTAGCTCCTTTGCGAGTCTGTTATTCTGTTTGGCCTAGCGAAATTAAAAAGTGGGATAATTTCAACCGCCTAACCTGTACCGTATTACACGATAAAACCCGAGATACTCTATGGGGTAAACATAAAGATATATATCTTATAAACCCTGAGGGATTGCCGTGGTTATTTAAAGAATTACTTACCGGATTAAAAGCAGGTAAGAAGTCACCTTTTAATACTCTTTGGATTGATGAAAGTACCAAGTTTAAAAACGCACTTGGTAAACGGTTCGAATTATTATGCAGTATGTTACCATTATTCAAACGCCGCCATATAATGACTGGAACTCCTTCCCCTAAATCTTTATTGGATTTATGGTCACAAATATATATCCTTGACGAGGGTAAAACTTTAAACCCTAATTTTTACAAGTTCCGAGCAGAACACTTTGAAGCTGATGACTGGAACAAATATAACTGGGAAATAAAAGACTTCCAAGAAGATATTATTCATAAAAAAGTAAGCCATATAGTATTAGAAATGTCAGCTAAAGATTATCTAACTTTACCTGATATCTTATATAACGATATAGAAGTAGAATTACCACCTAAAGCATTTTCTTACTATAAAGAAATGGAAAAGGAAATGTTTATAGAAATAGATAGTTTGGAAGCAAGCGCTGAAGCTCAAGCTCAAGCGTCTATGAAATGTCACCAAATTGCTAACGGGCAAGTATACGAGGATATCCCTGAAGATTTAACTGAGGAAGAAGAGCGCCGTTTTAGGAAGACCCGTAAAACCTTATTTGTACATGATGAAAAAGCCAAAGCCCTACAAGAATTAATTGACGAGTTAAATGGTAAGCCGATATTAATAGCCTATAATTTTAAACACGACCTAGAAGCCCTCAGAAAGCTCCTGGGAAGCGATTTACCTTTTATCGGTAGCGGTGTTACCCCTAAGCAGTCTAAACAGTTAGAGGACGACTGGAACGCTGGTAAATTACCTTACTTAGCTTGTCAACCGGATAGTATGTCCCACGGCTTAAATCTACAGCAAAGCGGTAATGATATTTTTTGGTATTCCATACCTTGGAATTTAGAAACGTATATTCAATTTAATAAACGTATACATAGACAAGGTGTTAAGGGTAAAGTTAGAGTTCATCATGCTATAGCTAAAGGGACAGTTGATAAAGCAATTATGAAGAGATTGGGAGAAAGAGCTTCCCAACAATTAGATTTGAGGGAAGCTATTAAACAATACAGAATGGAGATTAATCCATAAGAAGTTTTGCTTGCTTATCTTTAAACCACCATCTAAGGCCGAAAGTAGCAGCCACTATACCGAACAATATAACCTGATACCAGAGGGGCATTTCTTTAACAAAATTCACCCATTTTATAGCTCTTTCTTCATCAAAATAACCTATGATAAGAGGGGCTGTAAAAATTAGTATAAGATATTCATCTTTCCATGACGTTTGCATGTTCTTTTGAGCCAGATTATCATAATCAGATTCAGCTTCTATTTCAGCTAATTTAGTTTCGAGTTTAGATTGTTGTTCAATCTTCTTATTTTCAAACCAGCCCGAAACCAAAGAAGTTATACCTCCAACAATAACACTCCACATAAATTATTCCTCTAACTGTATATGAGGGCAGTCCCACCCGTAAGGGATAGAATCTATAATTTTAGGGTTTTTAGACCGCCATAACCCTCCCCATGAAATTCTATAGTTCAGATCTGAAGCCGCTTGGAAAAAACTACATGCTACCATAGCCAAATGCGGTTGATAGTAGCTTACCTTCCCGTCGACATAAGCGTAGAAATCCAAAGCTTTACCCGTTTGATGATAACTTTTAATATTATAACCATCACGCTGAGATTTACCATTTCTATAGAGTTCGTTCTGTAACTCTGGAGTCCGAAGACCGCCGAAGCGGTCATGTCCGAAATCTACCAAAGTTATCTCAATAGCGCGGTCACTAACTTCAATCAAACGAGGATCAACCCCTTCTCTGTGCTTTTTTGAATTTTGAGATAATTTGAACATAGTATTTTATCCTTTAATGTTTTAATTCTGTGATATTAACTCTAGTTTGTCCAGATTGAACATCAAGAGGTCCGCCTGAATCCTGATAGCATCTAATATCAATAATATCACCAGCTTCAAGATCAAGTGTTTTAATTATATCAACAGAAGTAGCTGACGCACTAGGAGGGAGCGTTTTCCTGTAAAATGTAGAATTATTTATATATATGTAAATAGTTCTGACCCCATTACTATTACCTGCTATCTCGTAAGACGCCTCTATATTATAAATTCCAGACCTTCTAATAGTTATATCAGTTGTACTAGTTACCCCATTAAATCCGTCCGTAATCGTATTTCCGAAGTTCAATTTTGTAATTGTATTGTTAGGGATAGATTGATTTGAAGATGAATTCCTATCTATAATCCCCCTATTTATACCTCTGAATTCTTCAACTTTTGCTTCGTAGGATTCACAATTAATAGTCTCGTTCCAACTCGTATTATTTCCTGGAATAGAAACTTCATTAAAGAAACCTCGATCAGCAAATCCACCGTTATAAGCTTTACAATTTATCCATTTTATACCTCGTGGGTAATCTGGGTATTCGGTAGAACTTATCGCGCTAAAAGAATGGATACTACTTGAAGTAGACCAATTTCCTACAGAACCTGTATCCACAGCTATACAATCTATATACTGTATATCTTGGGTAAGTTCACCGGAAGGGTTAGCTACAATTATAGGAGGGGCAGAAGCAACGAACCCGCCTAGATCGCAACGTATAGCATAACATCCAATATACTTCCCTTTAGTGGCTGTATTAGCGGCCTTAAATCCCCAGCTATATGCGTCGACAGCAAAGCATCCACTAACTGTAAATTGTGAGCTATTTTGGTCTCCTGTGAAATCAAACGCTTGACCTAATGACTTAGCTGTACAATTTGTTAGAGTAAAACGTTTAGTACCGCCAAAAGAAAAACCTCTGTTATATCTACTAGTTTGTGCTTGTCCGTTCCATTCAACTTTAGTATCTTCGACAATACAATGAAGAAGATTTACATCTGTTCCTCGGTTAATCCAAATCCCTTGGAAAACATCATCTGTGATCGCTGGTGTGGTACTAGAGTCCCCCGCTCTGCTTTCATAGACTCTAACTCTGAATAAACTTGCTGATATAGGATTGTCCAAAGCTACACCATTTCCGAAACCATCGCCCGTCACCTCTGTATTTGAAATTTTAACAGAGCCTCCCGAAATCCAAATACCAGCGCTGTCTAAAAGGCTACCAGCGTTGTTTAGACCTCCCCTATCTACATTTACCCTGTTCAGTCGAGCAGATACGTTGTTTGGAGAATGAAGTACACGACTATTTGTGACAGGGTTTATGTCCACAAAACTAGCATTATGTAAAACGCAAACAGCAGGAAGATCAAGGGTTGAGCTGATAGCGTAAGTTTTTCCTTCTGTGCCGTAACACTTCCTGTTACCGAAAGATGCTAGATAAGCGGCCCATACGGCTGTATCGTCGCTCACTCCATCCCCGACCGCGCCAAGTGCGTCAACGGGCGCAGGGTATACCAAGGTGAAAAGTCTCCCTGACCCGCTTACTAATTCAGCGGAGTTTCTATCTGAAGGTGATTGCGAGGCTGTTAATCCAGTTGTCGAAGTTGCTAACCATTTACCTGTACCTGAACCATCTGATTCAGAAAAACCAGTTGTTTCAACTATAGTCCCGACAGGATAGTCACGTTTTGATTCTATTAATTGGGAAGTACTTAGTTCAGAAATTAATTTTGTTTTTTCCCAATTTGATCCGTCATCAGAAATAGGATTATTATTAGATTGTTCGGAAAGAGAAACATATATTAATCCGTCAGAGCCTTTCGATAACCCGTTTACTTGATATTTAGTATTGGGATCCCAATCTGAGATACCTGTTTCATTTATATGAGCTAGACCTTGCGTCATCAAACGCTGCAAATAATTGAAATTCTGATAAGTAGGAACCTCCGCTGCCCAACCAGCTGAAAATTTTCCAGGACTTGTTACATCGGGGTCTTCAACATTAGCTACAGGTGCGCCTGAAGCCCATACTCGAGTTAGATCCGGTTTAGTTGTCATATTATCACCTTGTTAAATTAATTCGCCGAAATAACCGCCGATTTCAGGTGAACTATTGCTCCCGAAACCTTTAGAATTTTCAACACCTTTAAATCCGAAAAACCTATTATAATCATAAGATGCCTTATAGTTAACCCTAACACCAGCGGTTTTAGAAATAATATCGGTATTATCTAATAAAGCTCTATCGTTAGGGGTTAATTTTTTACCTATAGATACAGTATACTCGGTATCACCGTCTTCAAATATAATTTGACCTGCATCAAATAAATATTTATATTGTGATATTATATCTTCAGGTGTAGAATTAGATATATTTTTAACTATTCTAGCTTTTATAAATAATCTATATTCAGAATCAGTTAATGTCCGATTACCTGTTAATATTGTATCAATAGAAGCAAAAGGCGAACCTACAAAAGCATTGTTAATATCACCGAAAGAATCAGAACTAGGATTACCTAAAAATCCAAAATAAGTGAATATACTACCTTCGATTATAACTCTCGGCTGACCTACAATAGCGCCAATTATATCTAGTTGGAAACCTACGGCTGTTTCTATCCATCTTTCTTCTAATAATTGTTGGAAAGCTGATTCTAAATTTTCAGATTCAGAAAGTAAATTAGATATATAAGTTTTAAGATTAACAGACTCTTTAAATTGAGTAGCTAATCTTGAAAGAGCTTTGGAAGTATGGTTTACTAAATCAGTCATTTTAAACCACCGAGATATTATCTACTGTAAAGTTTGAAATCTCATTTATATCTATAACAATATTAGACTGAGAAGTAGGGACAGGAGAAATACTAATATACAACTCGTCAATCTGATGACCTATAATGCTATTGATAGGAGTGTATAATTCTGAGAATATTACATCTTCACCTAAACCAAAGCCTCTTCCTTCAACTAAATTACCGTTACAATAATCTACAATAGCCTGTTTTATAAGTTGGTCACCGTTAGCAGGGTAATTAGAAAACTTGGTTAATTCTACTAAAACATAAATATCAACGATATCAGGTCTTGAAAAATTAATAGTATGAGGTAAACCTTGTGAGTCTAAAATGACAACCGAATCGTCCCCGAAAGAATTTATACCTGCCGGTTTATTTAACCATATAGCATTTCCAATATCTTCATCTAAACCACCTACCACGATCGCTTGAATTGAATGAGGAGGTAATCCGTTACTATCTGTAACATCTGTGTCGTTTTCCAATATGGTTGTTTGGGTAACGAATTCCAAATTAGAAATAACCGAGTAGAGAGAGTCAACGGTAGATTGAGAACTTATAGCTAAGGATTGTAAACGTCTAGCTCTTAATTCAACATCTGTTTCTCTTTCTGAACCTACATTAGCATCTTCGATATTCGTTACAGAAGCGACGCCAGTTATAGGGGTTTCTATTTCTGTGAGTGTTCCTGCAGAAGCTTCTATAACACCAGTATTAACCGAGCTAGCGGTAACATTAGCAGAACCACCAGATATCACTACATTTACGTCTGTTGAAAATTGTTCCTGAGAAGTAATATGACTTACCAAAGTCCCAGCAGGTATAGTCGTATTATTTACACCTGTAAACGTCAATACAACCACCGAAGAGGAAGCTTCATTACGGGTAATACCGTTAATCTGTACCAAATTACTAAGGGTTGCACCGGTAGCCGCTGATGGATTATATGCATTGTACGCTCCCTCAGCAATTTCCCAAAGGTCGGAAAATGAACCAGCAAGTAAACCGATAATTTGTCCGTCAGGCGATTCAGGGGACAGATTTATATTATTACCATAAACAGTTTGGAACAATGCTTCCAAGTCTGTTTTTATTTCATTTAACCTTTTCCGCTGGAATCCAGTAGGGGTTATTCCGCTAGACATTTAAATATATCTCCTGTTGATCAAGTGTTCCGAAATCTGTATTAGCAGAAAAGGAAACTTGTAATTTTCTAGTATCTCTTTCCAATTCTAATCTGAAATATGTTAGCTCGGTAACACCTGGAGTAGTTCTAATTCTATTTTTAATTATAGTTTCAACGCGACTTAAATCTACAGGTCTTACAAAAACTTCATCAAACCAAGGTGTTCCGGAATTGACATTTAAAAACCATTCACGAATATAAAATAGTAGACGAGTCCGTATATGTTGCGCTACCTGCTCACCTTCGTTAACAGTTGCAAAAGAACCATTAATTAAAACTAAATCATTATTTTTATCTAACGCTTTACTTATCATTGAGGAGGTCCTGTATTAGGTGTACCATGAGCGTGAATATGTTCTTTACCGCTTATACCGTCGCTATCGTGATCGGCCGCTGAGCTAATACCTGTTATATCTATATTACCGTCTACAGACGCGTCAGACTGCATTGTGGTCGTGCCAGCTATAGTCACATTACCTGTAAATTCAGTTTCCGGTGAAGTAACTGTCATTTTGGAAGGTGCGTTAATCTTAACTTCTTCACCTTCGTTAATCAATTCGAAAGAAACTGTACCTGTAGTAATATTTATATCTTTATTAGCTAACATGGTAAATGTCTGGTCTTTTTCAGAATTACGTATTTGCAAATTATCAGGATCATAATCTGTAATAACGTTAGGTTCTGAACTCATACCTACCAAGCATATCGCATCAGAAAAAGAGTGCATTCTATAATTAGTAGGTTTTTTAGATTGGCCTGATTTATACCAAGCATCTAAAGAGCGTTCTGAAAACAAGACTAAACATTCATCGTCAGGTTTTATAGGAAATGTTATAGAATAACCGCCTGCTTTCGGTTGCCATACGATAACATTTATTAAAGGAGGTAAATCTAAAACTCGGTCTTCTTTAAATATACGTTTGATTAATAGTTGAATTTTGGCAATTTGTTTTTCAGGGTCAAATTCTAATATTTTTCCAGGAAGGCACGTATGGACGTCCTTCATATAATTAGTTACACCCTGACGTATAAGTCCAGGTAAACCGCCGTTAGATTCATTAGATCTTTTATCAAGCACTTTGGGATATACCTTTAACTAAAGAGAACCATTGATTACTATGGGTATCTCCTTTAAAAGAAACTTCATATGCTCTGTATGTACCATTGGCAGAACTACGTCTAACATTTCTAAATTGTAGATTTGATAATGCCAATTGAGAGCTCCTGGATTCTATAGTAAATAATCTTCCTGGAAGTAAATTAGGATTTATAAGGCTTACCGCTTCTGCACCTATTTCAGTAACTGTTGGAGAACCTATCAAACCTGTATTCTGGTTAAGTAATACCGACTCAAGATAATCTATCGCATTATATTCTTCCGTAAGTATTATTTCACCGTCTTGTATACTCCATTTGAAATTATAGTCTTCGGCTAGTAAATCTAATATATCTTTAGAAGACCCGCTTAACGTTTGACCTCTAAGTTTATCGGCCGGTTGCTCCAAGCCTTCTATAGAACCTATAGTCACTTCGCCGCTACCCGTTAACGTTTGAAATAACTCTAACACAATATCTTTTATTTTTAAATTTTCAGATAGAGTTTTATTATAGATAGCTGAATCCCAATCGCGATAACCGTCAGCAGCGTATATCGTTAGTATTCTATCTTCAGCTAATCGGTTATCAAATACATTACGCTGTTTACCTCTGAATAAAATTCCTTGATTGCCTTCGTACCCTGCTTTTAATATTATAAGAGGGTCATCAGAAGTTATCATAGATACCGTTTCATCATTAGGATTATAAATATCTATCTTGGCGATATTAGGGTAGCTACGATTACTTTTAGTTATATCGAAAACAATACGTAAATCAGTTATAGATTTACTAACTGAACCTGATAATATTAGAGAATAAGTTCTTTTAAATTGCTTAGCCAATAGAATTAACCTCCGCATCAATCAATTTAATCAGTAAAACTTCTTCTCCTAAATTATCAGCATTCGCATCGATATTAGGATTGTCTATATTTACAGCATATAAATTCTTAAGATCTATAGCATATTGACCGACTAAATCTGTACCACCTAATAGAGCAACACCAGAAGCTAGAGATACATTATTCAAAGCGATATCCATATACCAGATTTCCATTCTAGAATTATAAGAAATAAAAAATTGATATGTATTACCTTGTAATGTAGCTCTAAATGATTGAGCTCCTTCGTTAGTAATTGGTATTTCCAAAGCCATAATTAAAACCACCCTGAAATCGTATTTAAGACTGAACTATTAACTGTCTCAGATACCGAATTAACTTCTTGTTTACCTTTTTCAACAACGGAACTCGCAGTTTTAGAAACGTCTGAAAATAAATCATCTTCACCTAACTTAATAGTTTCAGATTCGGTAAGAATTACTTCTTCCAAAGTTATATCTATAAATAAAGAACGGGAAGTGTTCTTATCTTGAGAAGTTCTTAAACTAGTAATAACCATGTTGGAATAGGTCTGTAATTTAGTATCTATTTCCAAGGGTTCAGCTCTGTTTTTTAATTCTTTAAAAGCGTTGAAAGCTTGTTGACTACGAGTTAAATTAGAGTCGTTAGAAGTACCGAATAAATCTGTAACTGTGCTTATTATCTGACCTAATGCTGCACTTCCTAGAGGGGTATCTGTAACAACTCCTGAAATACTAATTATATCCGGCTCTACTATAGCATGGTCAGTTATATCCGCCCCAGCTTCAACTGGATTTTTAGTTAATCTTACAGAACCAGTATGATCTTCTAAAACAACATTATCTAATTGGATACCACCAATGCTTCTTTTTGTTCTTACAAATAAATTCTCAAAAGCCATTATAGTTCCACCGTACTATTTAAATCTTTAGAAGCTTGTTCAAAGATAGGCTGTAATTCCGTATTTATATCTCTAGCAATTTGTTGAGCTTCAGCCCGACCTATAGAACCTGAACCTTGATTATTAACTTCTACCTTTATACCACCTAAACTAACAGAATTAGAAACAGTATTACGAGTATCAGATCTAGTTAAACCTGAAGCTCCTAAATTAGATGATTCTGAGTTTATTGTATTTTGAACATTGTTTAGAAATTCACCATCTGTATTTTCTTCGTCTTGTCCGAAACTAAAGAAATTACCTATTTTATCTATACCATTAGATATAGGTTGCATAACGTTTTCTTCGAATTTACGTTTTACCCCTTCCCATAAACCAATGAATAGATTTTCTATACTTTGTATAGTATTGTCAAAAATACCAGTAATGTATTCACCGATATCAGACATTATCATTTTGAAAGCTAGAATATGAGTTTTAAGATCTGTTGAAAACAAATCAAATATTAAACCCCATCCCTCAAACACCATTGAAGTCAAATCGTATATAGTTGCGAATATTGCAGCTACCGTTCTTAATTCGTCAGCCCATTGAGGATATTTCTTAATCATATTTCCAATGAAGCTTTCACCACCTTCGAAAAACACATTGGCGTCTTCAGCAAGAAGACCTATCCCCGCGACTATGGTTGCGATTAAAGCGGGTAAAGCAGCTATAGCCGCATTAGCTAATAGAGCGGAAAGCTGAACGGCTTTGAAGGCTTTAACCATACTTAACAATACCCCTACAAACTTTAAAGCTATAAAACCCGCTGTCGCGATCGTGAGGAGCTTTAATGCTGTAGTAATATAACCGATATACGTAGGTAAACGTTGTTCTATTAATTGTCTATTTTGTTTCCACCAATCTTCAATCGTATTAGTAAGTGATTCCAAAATAGGAGTTAATTCGCGGGAAAGTGTTCTTGAAAATTGTTTTGAAATTTGAGCTAAATTGGTAAGTCCGTCTTGGAAATCAGCGGATATCGCAGCATCTTCTTCTGTTGCTACACCTAATGCTTCGGCTTCTGAAATTAACTCGCGTATACCGTCAGAACCTTGCTGTAATAATCTTATAGAATTACCTAAACCGACTTTATTAGCTAGTTCGTATTGTTGGCTACGGGGTAAATTTTGCATCGCATCAGCGACTTCCATAAGTACGTCAACTGTAGGTTTTAAATTACCTTGAGCGTCAGTAGCAGATACCCCCAATATACCGAAGGCTTCAACCGCTGAACCTACTCCGCGTGAAGCTTCCGATATACCTATAGATAATGCTCTTATATCACCTTCTAACGAATTGGAATCACCACCTACACGAGAAAGGGAAAATGATAAAGCGTCAATCATACCGACAGCTATATCTGTTTCTTCAGATAATTTACCTTGACGGTCTGTAGCGGCTGTTACAACGGTAGAAAAACCGACTAAAGCGGCTGTCCCTGCCACTACAGCGGTTCCAAGTTTAGAAACGAGGTTAATACCCTTGTCAAGTTCGCTATTAAATTTCTCTATATCTTCAGGGTCAAATTCAAACCCTAATCCCACGAGTAATTCATCTAGCATTTCTTTTCTCCTTGGGTTTTAGATGATTCTTTACATCTAGTATCTCGTTAAGTATTAATACATCCTCTATAGAATAAGTTCCGTCTTGTAACTCTTTGAGAGTGCATAGAGGGGGATCCGCAATTACAGGTCTATGTAACCATGGATCCACGTTTTTAAAATCGGAAAGGTCTACTGGTTCCCCTCTTTGGACAGTTCGCTTCCTAGACCCTGCCCTTTGAAAAAACCCTTATAATTTACCTGAATAATAAATCCGAAAGCTTTGTATGCTTCTGATAGATTATCACCTGCATATACATTATTAAAAATAGATTCAGTTATACGCTCACCGTCCCTTTTAGTATGACCAGTTGTTAACATTCTAACAATTAGATCTACTACTTTTTCAGGAGGAGCTGATTCAAATAATTTTTGAGCAGCGTGAGAAAAACTTGAAATTTGTTCTTCTTTACTTTTATTTTTATTGGAAGCCATCGCAACAATATCAGGTAAGGTATTACCAAGCATTGCAATTAGTTCCATTTTGAATTTCATACCCTGAATAGCGGGGAATTGAGTACAAACATATTGTACTTCGTTAATGATTTTTTCTTCTGTTTTACAAGACATTTTATTTCTCCAACTTATTCCGGACTTAGGTAGAGGGGAATTCCAAAATAGTAAGCCGGAGAAACTATTTTGCGTTGCAAATTCCCCTCTAATACTTAACCGCCTAGATGCAACATATCTAGACGTTCTACTACAATTCGCCACTCTTGCGAGTTCATCCCAGTGCCGCGAGTAATATCGGCAGGTCTAGGGATATAACCTTGTGTCCCCGAACCTAAATCGTTATTTCTCGTGTCTTTAAATTGTGCAAAGATAGGAACGAATATACCATTTTCCTGAGCAGTGATTAAGCCTGACAGATAAGAATTAGAATCTGAAGTCTGTTGTACTCGGAAAATAATCTCACCAGAACGGTCAGCACTAAGGTTAACAGTCATAAGACCGTCAGCGCCTATAATATGACTAGCTGAATCACCCAAGCGAGCTAATTGTATAACGTCGTCACCTTCGTCATACCCTGTAATTTCAACACCGTTAATCAATAAGACAGTGTTTAAAAATGAATAATTTTGCATGATTTACCCCTTATCGTTCAAAAGTACCTTGGATTTGAACACCATGGATAGCACCTGCACCCAGAGCAACAAAACTCAAACCGTTGTACTGTCTATTCTGCTTCTCGCTCGCGCTAACATCCGCTACAGGAATAGTAGTAACTTCGTACCCTGCCCCAAGGAAAGTTCCATCAACTGTTTCTCCAGGAGCGATGAGTCCGTTCAGTACCGCTGTATCTAGGACTTTCGTAACTTGCTGCTGTAGCGCTGCTGTTCCTTTATCAGTATAAGGTACTTTAGTCGTGCGAGAAACCAAATAACCGTAAACTTCTGTTTGAATTGCATCAGTAAGCCAGTCAACGCCGTGAATTTCGTCAAAGAAATAATCACCAGCCATAAAAGATTCGCCGTATATAGCTGTATCAGCAACTTGGAAAAACACGTTAGCTCGTTTAGAATCCAATACTGTTTTATCATTGGTAGAAATATCTTCTACACTGATTCCAGGAAGAGATTTAAATTTAAGAGTTAATGTTGAATTCGGCTGACTAAAATCAACTGTAAACGCACGACCAGCAATAGAAGCTGACGGATACTGATCAGGGTAAGAACTAAATGTAGTCATAGTCCGGTTGAAATTACCCGTATCTAGAACAGACGCAATATCATTAGTAGTAACACTATCCAGAACATCCAAGTCATTAGTTGTGTTAAAGAAAACTTTAGTTCTAGCTTGAATCCAACTAGCGGCAGCAGTTACAGCCGCTTCACCGTTAATTTCAACATCTTCACGAATTTCTTTAGTGAAGATAAGGCCGTACCAAGAGTTATTCTTTTGCTCAATTGCGTTAAGTGCATCAGTAATAGTTTCTGGATCAATACCGTCAGCTTTAGTTGATTCACCTTGGCGCATTTGCAACAAAGAAGAAATATCTGTTCCGGTTGAAGCAGTTGTCAAAAATGATATTGTGGCGGTTGCGCCAGTTGTTCCGCTAGTGATAAAAAATCGACCACCATCGTAATTAGCTGTCGCAGAACTATAACCGCCAGAACCTACAAGCTGAAGACCTGCTTGAATTTCATCAGCTACGTCTTCAAGTGTGGTGATAGTACCAAAATCTAAGCCGGTAATTTCTTCTGAAACACCGTCAATAGAAATAGTAAAACTACCGTCAGAGATTGCCGCAAATTCAGCAATGTTGTCAGTATCTTCTACCACACTACCACCACGTAATTCAGCCGCCACTGCATTCGCCGCTCTGACGCTTACGACAAAGGATGTCGGTTTAGGTTGCTGACTAAAGTAGGCGTTAGCTAATTTAACGACCTCGGAAGATCCAGGCCAATCAGCGGCGACACTAGCTGCATCTGAATAAGACCGTGAACGTTCAGCAAATCCAATAACACCTGTTTCCGCTGTAACCGCATTTAGAGTTCCGAATCCCGCTCTAGCTGGGAAGGTGGCTCCTAATGCAATACTTACAGCTACGATTGAGCTTTTTGGTATAGACATATTTTTACACCTTTATTTCTATGGGGATCGAAGTAACCCCTGTTTCAAATTCACCGTTAATAGATATAGTTTCAATAGATCTTATAATCTCATTATCGGTAACTAATGTTGTTAAAAATAAATCCAGTTGAGCACGTTTTTCCCAACCGTTTTCTAACTTCTCTGAAATATTTCTAACTTCTGTTCTGCGTGATAATTCTAAATTAGCTGCTTGTAATGTTTCTATCGTTGAATTTCTAATCAAACCTATATGGAATTTATGAGCGTCTGTTTTAGCACCTTCTCGGTAGAAGTTAATAGAAAGCATTATTTCCCTAAGACCTGTAATAGTGTTGTCAATATCAAGGTCTTCAGTTCTGTCTTCTAATTCGGAAACATCCCATCCTAATTGTTTTATATAGTTGGTGTTTACACTAGCGTAATTACCAGACGGACGAGGGAAATCTTCTTCCGCTGGTATTGCGTATTCTTGAACACCGACTATAGAATTAATTAATCCTCGTACCAGTTTATTAACCGCTTCTTCTACATAAGAACTCATTTTTCTTTAGCTCCTATAGCAAAGAACCAACCATAATCATCCCAATCACCAACGTGGATAACTTTAAATCTTTGACCTCTACGGATAATAGTGGTAGCTGGTGTTCCGGTATCTACATCGGCAGTTTGTACTGATTTATTTAGGTAAAAACTATAGGTGTTAGAGGTACGTTCACCACCTTCTAAAAATTGCAATTGTTCAGGGGTAGGTTGTTGAACGCTTGCTAATGCTTTACGAATTGTCGCTGGTGGGTATACAGGGCGACCATCCACACGAGTTGGAGTACCTTTATCTTCTAAGGTAACTACCGTCGCGGTGTCAGCGTCTATTGCTTCTGTTACTTTAATCGGCATTACCAACCTCGTATGTTATAGATTGTCTTAAGTGACCTGTATCTACCAAGGGATTTCCTTCTCGGCTTGTTAAAGCTGGTTCTTTTATATCTGTTATTTTATCTTTAACATCGCTAGAAGCCATCAGACCTAACATCTGTAAAGATTGTTCAGAAGTCATTTCGCCTAGTAAAACCTTTTTACCTAATTTCTTAAGATCGTTTTTATATTTACCGCTTTTTTCATTTAAGGTAGATCTTAAAAAACTACGTTCCGGAACACCTCTACTCGGGCTACCAAATTCATGAACGTTACCAACCATGATGACCGAAGTACCGTCGGGATAATTATTACTTCCTTTAGGTAAACCCACTTTAACTAAGTTATCCCCTTTCATCTGTTTAGCTATTTCTTCTAATTTCTTAATAGCTTTGTTAGGTGATTTTTTAATCTTGGCGGTCATTTTACTCATAATCGGTTAGCTACCATAACACCGACAAAAGTAGAATTCCGGATAATTAAATATTGTTGTCCGTAGCTGGTGGCCATAAAGAAATCGTCCGAATCAGAACGGTCTTTACTATTTACCGCTCTAGATACAGATACACCACCGGCTGATTTAGAATTTATAGCTCCAGCTCTAGCATTGATATCACCCGCTTGAGAAATATCCGAAACAGTTAATAGATGAGCTACTAAATAAGATTGAGCCGTATTATATTTACCTCCCCATCTATTCTCATCAACACCTAAATATATAATCTGGGAATCTTCAATTAATAGTTCTATTCTTTCATCAGGGTATTCGACTTCATCTGAAAATTCAGGGAATCTTGTTCTAATATTAGATACAGTTACGGTCATTATTTATCCCCGTTAGTCATCATAAATATAATTATTCCGCCGAATATAGTGGAAATCCATTTTAATATTTCTTTCCATATATCTTTCTGACCTTTATCAACATTAGAAGATTCTTTGATGGTGTCTTGTTCTTGTTTAACTACATCCACTTTATCAGAAACTTCTTTAATTGTTCTTTCTATAGTTTCTATTCTATATAGATCATTACGATTAGCTTGCCATAATTCAGAAGAATGGATTTTCTTTTCGTGTATATCTAATCTATTTCCGAATCTAGCCAATGTATCATCATGGTTATTCACTTTTTCTTCAAGACGAATAACATTACTTAGCTTGTCTTCGATATTAGAAAGCCTTGATGATATACCGTCTAAAGCTTTCCATAATCTGGCTTCGGTAATTTGATCCACTGATTCAATCTCGTGTATATTGGGATTCGGCATAGATATACAACTTTATTATCAACTCTTATTAATAAACCCTTTATAAGATTTATTAATAAGAGGGGTCAGTTAAGACCCCTTTAACTTATTCAGATTTAGCAGTCTTTTTAGGACGAGGTTCGGATTTAGATTTAGATTTAGTATCTGGATCTACTTCCATTTCTTTATCGTCCTGAGTAGCACCAAAATCAATTTGATCTGAATCTTTCAGCTTTTGAACATAAGGGTTGTTCTTTTTAGAACCGCCTGGAACAAAGTTTTTCCAATGGTCATCGTCCACACTGTTAAATCCAGGAGCTAGACGAACCACAACTCGATTCCCGTTAGCGCCAATTGTTTTAAGGTTAAATTGACGAGCAGTTTTATTCATTACTCCGGCCATAATGATTAAATCCCTGTTAGAATGTTAAGAGAAAGAGGATAGTAAATGTTTAGACCTGCTAAACGGCTACGTCCAGGAACTACGAATTCTAGATTCTTCTGTTGTACTGGCATCATTTCCAGTTCTACTGGGATTTCCAGTTGAAGTTTATCTGGGCTACGGTCGTAAACTACCATTGCATCTTCACTCAGCTTAGGATTGTTAGCCGCTGAACATTCGTTTACAGGAATGACATCCGCTTCTGAGGACAGATACGGGCTATTCATTACCAAGTATTGGAGAATGGTGGTATCGCTATTAGAAGAGCGTGGGGTGCTCGCTAGGTACGACCATTGCGCTGGTGGAAGAAGCAGTGTGTTACCACGTTCAACCATGTTAGTCGTTTCAAAGATATCTGCAAAAGCATCATTGATGTCAAACAGAATCTCATCAGGGGTTTTATTAACCCACTCAGTACCGCTACCAGCGTCAACAACCGAACCAGTTGGAATATTCGGGTTACTGAACAATCCAGGAAGATTACTGGTGGCGTCACCATAGAACGCTACATTATTAACAACCTGTTCAACTGAACGCATTGCGGCATTCGCACGACGTTGATCCAGCGCTGCACCAGTAAGCTGAGAAGCTTGAATTTCGTCAAGGTTGTAACCGTAACTAGTACCGACCGAACGCACTGGAATAGTGGTTTCTTTACCTGCTACGTCAGCACGAGGTAAATCATCAGCATAAGCGTTGATGATTTTAGCTACACCAACCATATCGTAAGTACGATAAGTGATAGAGCTAATTCCCGGACCACCTTCGTTAGATACTGGGAATAATTCACGGGCTTTTAATTCCGCGTATTTGACGTCGTAACTACGGGCTTTAATATGTTCCAATTGGCGTTGGAAGAATACAGCACCATCGGCATCCATGATACCGTTGTTCATGGCGGTAGCAATAGCACCGTCAAGAGTCAGGGATTTACCCTGTTCAGTTACAGTAGCAACCGCACCATCAAAGGTTACTGTTCCACCGTTTCTTAGTTTGAAGTTTCGCATTATATTTGCTCCTATTATGCGCCAGCGGTAGAGCCGCGACCGTAAAGATTAATGATACCGACTTCACCTGCTACAGTGGTAGAAACCCATACTGCACCGTCTACAGAAGTCTCACCTGCGCCAGCCGTACCTGAGTCTAGAACGCCAGTTCCGTCGGTATATTTAACAGGGTCTTCAGGTGAACAACCGCTAGGACATACCGCGTAGATATAACCTTCTTCCATTACACCGACTGTTTCGAATTGGTCGTATTGGATAGCACCAGTATTCGCAACACCTTCACGTTCAAGTGAACGGATAGAAATACCTAGGAAATCAGCAGAACCAGCAAGAACGACTTGTTTTTCAGGGTCTGTGCCACGAGCTACAGCAACACCAAAGCCGATACCATTAGCGGTTTCGCAAGCGTAAGAATTAATTTTATCTGGATGTAACGCATAAATCATACCTGCAAGAGCGGTGCGAATACCCAGAGAGTAAGAAGTTTGAGCAGACATTATTTATCTCCTTTAGTTTTCCAAGCGTTACGAGAATCACTAATGTATTTCGCACGAGCTTTTTTAGATTCAGAAAGACCGTTATCAGCGTCTTCCGTATATTCTTTTTCAACCTGTTTACGGAAAGCATTATCCAAGCTGAATTGACTATTGGTTTCGCAATTTTCAACCAGAATATCAAAACGAGCTTGAATGTAATCAGCGCTAACTGAATCCATTTGAACACCAGAACATTTATCAGCTACCACTTCAGCCATCAATGTTTTCGCGTCTTTACCTTGCCATTTGGTTTCAGGTGAAATACTGAGCACCTTAGAAATTAATTCCATACGGTCAGCAATCAACTTGTCCGTAGAATCAGCGTCTAAGATTTTGGATTTGGCGTCGTCTAGCTGAGCTTGCAACGAGTCTTTGGATTCTTGAGATTTCTTTTTCTCTTCCTCCATTTCCTCGTCTTTCTTTACCATTTCCTCGTCTTTTTCTTTGAGTTGTTCTTCAGCATCTGAAACTTTAGCTTGCAGTTTACCAACTGCTTGAGCAGCCTGTTCAGATACTTCGAAGTCAACCCCATCGATTGTGATTTTAGCCATTATGACTTCATCCTCTGGGTTTATTGAATGATCAGCCACTCTGCAAGCTGGTCCAGCGCGGCCTTTATCGACTACGGCAATATGATTGCCACGTATTTTTCTCTGAATGCAATCATAATGTTCACCTTCAGGAGAAATTCCAGGAGTCCAATCGAATACATTTAAATATCCGTTAGACAGTTCAACTTTCCCACTTTCAATCTGGTCAATTGTTTCTTGGTCTGTAATATTTAATACAGCCGTTACGTAATCGCCATCTCGGGAAATTTCACGTTCTGACATACCCACTGAATATTTCTTAGAATTAGAAGTATTCACCAGTTCGGGGGGATGATTATTAGTTACAGGTTTAGCAGCAAAAGAAGCTAATGATTCAGGGTCAAACACTTCTTCAGGTGGTCTATAAGCCACAATTAAATCGGTAGGTTCGCGGTCTTTAAGACCTAGCTCAGCCGCTAAATAAGTTTGAGTACCTGTACGACTTATACGAGCAGGAACTCTTAAAAAGCCCTCCTCAGTATATGTTCTTTCTGTAGGTAAATTCAGTCTATCTTGAATATACATTTTCAAACCCTAAATATTTATACTCATATTAAATTAAAATCTAATTAAAAACAAATTCCAAGTTTAATTTAATCAACTTTATAAATTAATAATAGGTTGTGCTACACAACGACAATTAATATCTTGTCCTGGATGTCCGGTTTCTGCTGGTGGGGAATCCCATCTAAATCGTTTTCCGTTATTATGTCTATGTGTATCACGCACCCGACCGTCTTCAGAAGTTCTCCATATATATTCTTCAATACCTAAATTTTTCTGTCTCTTTTCATTAAGATTAGAATTTAATTTACTGGTTTGATCTCTAGCTATCAATTTAGCTCTTTTATACGTAGTATTATTAATCTTCTGAATTTCTTTAATTAAGGAACTTGATTTAAGACCACGAGTTGTATTCTGCCAAACAACGGTTTCTATCTTTTTAAAATATTCATCCGGAATAGATTTAATCAGATTTACATTCTCGTTTACTGCGCCTACCAAAGCATCTTCTAAACCTTCATTCTGTATAATAGAATTCAGGTTAACACCAGTAGCATTTTCCATAGCTTTGTAAAAGCGTTGTCGCTGAGTATTGTCAACATTCCCTACAAACGCCTCAGCAGCTCTCTGAGCCTGTAAACCTATATTATTATAACTAGCCCTAAGCCGGTTAAAAGCTTGCTGTAAGGATGTCGCATAGGCGTCCTGAACGTATTCATGCTCGTAACTTTTTAATATAGGATATATGGTAGTTTCAACTTCCTGTTTCAAACTACCTACTAAAGATCTTAATTGATTACGATACCTGACTTCGGGACTCTTCGGGTTCTTCACTGGTTGAGCTGTTTTCTGTTTCTTCTGTTTCATTTCCAGGCTGTTCTTCAGCTTCAGCTCGGTTGGTAAAGGCATCAGCGTCGTCATCTTCGTATTCCTCTAATTCGGCAATGAATTCATCCTCGATATTACTGTAGACTTCATTCTGTTTTAATTCCTTAGCTACAGTAGATTCCGGAATAATATTATTAGTTAAATAAATTTGATCACGCTGAGCATTTTGGAATTCCAGATCAGCTTTTTCTTTAGGAGTCATTTGAAATAAAGAATTAAATTCGTAATTCAAATTATCAGAGTTGATACCAAGTGATTTAGCCATAATTTGGTCAAAGTAATCAAGGCGAGGTTTATATTCGCGCTTCTGTAATGAACGCACTGTATCATAGTAATTTTTTAAATCACCTTCGCCCGTAGCGTTTAAACCGCTGGCCGAACTACCAAGTAATCGGGTCGCAGGTATATCACAAGCACCAGAAAGGAATAATGCGAACTTATCTAATAAGGAGTCAAGTCCTGAAAAAGTGTTGTTCTTTGTAGTAAAGTCTTCTTCTTGGTCTAAGAGCATCATATTGTTGAAGCTCTTAAGCATACCAGCCATTGTAAAACGTTTACGTAATAGGTTTTCACCTTCCGCTGAGGAAAGATATTGCATAAGCCCTTTTACTTTTACAACATCAACGTTAGTCTCATAAACCATGCTCGCTGAACCGTTACATACGGTAACAAAGTTAGTTAACGCATCATAAAGACGAGCAAGGACAGAATCAGAAAAGTAGTTATTTCTACGAAATTCATCATAAGGCAATTCAACACCATCAAATCTAAGTAAGCGGCTATGGTGTATCTTAACCGAGGTTTCAGCAAATCGGTAAAATTCAGGGTATCCATAATTAGGGTCCAAAGGATTAGCTATAGGAGTTATATCAGCATGAGATAAGCGGTGCATATCTATTGCTTTAATATGTTTTAATCCACCCTTTTTAACTTTATCTATATTTAATGGTTTGTTTGGTTCTTGCCCGTCATCAACCGATAAAACTATAAAGGCGGTTCCATATAGTCTAGCCCATTTATGAGCCTGATTAAAAGTAGCCGAAAGTTGTAATCTGTCTTCTTCATCCTTCAATTTTTTAACCAAAGTGGGATCAAGGTCAGAAGTAAATTTACGCCATTCCCTAGTCATATCATCCGGGATGATATCTACTACTTTTCCGGAAAGCCAATCAGTCCGATACATCGCATTTAATTCATCTTGATTACCTTTGGCAGAAATGTTTCTGGAATTAACAAATCTGGAATGACTTCTTTTATCTTGTTCCGTACCAAGCTGAGCAACTAAGTTTTCAAGACCATCCCGGATTTCCTCTTCCTGGATTTCAGCCTTTTTAAAATTTTCAGACATTTTATGCCCCTTTAAAAGTGTTAATAAAAAACCGTGTATACCATCATATAAAAATAATTTTTAAATTTTTTATTTTATGTACGTGGTATACCTTAATATTAATTAACAGTATTAACTTATAAATTAACTAAACTACCTTTTTCTGGATATTTTAATTTATCTCATCGCAGATTCTGTAATCTGCATTGTATCAAATACTAATAAGTCTTCAACGGCATCTAAACAGGGGTCTATCTGGTCGTCATGTTTATGTGTCATTAAAGGGCTAAACTTACGGAACTCTTCTTTAAAGTCATGTTTCCATGGTGCTTCTTTTGGAATATGAACATATCCACTGGCAAAGTATTTGACCGCACCCATCGCCCTGAACACCTTGTCAGTATTTCTTTGAATACCCTCAATAGGTATCATATAGTCATGCTTTATAGACTGTATGAGCGAGCTACCGGAGCTTTTATCCTCTACCTTTACACAACTCGCGCCAAATGGTTTAAATTGAGTCGGTTTATGTTTACGCCAAAAGTCAACCAGCGCGGATTCTAATTGAGGAGCTTCCCATTTATCGCGCACCAAATCAATAAGAAATATCCCCTTGGTACGACTACGTCCCCAACATTCAAACACGGAATAATCATTACGCTCCGCTGTTTTCTGAGCAGTATCAGCATAAATACGGATTAAGTCTATATCATTAGGGAGTATCTCGTACTCTTTCCAGTATTTATCCTTAAACATACCACCTCCAGGAGGAGAGGGTTTTTGCTGATATTGTGCTGAACAAGTGTACGGATCGCCTATTTTTATAACCTTGAATTTTTCATGGTCATGCTTAAAAGGCCAGAGCATTGTATCCGGAATAATCTTTTCTGGACATAGCTCAGCTATTTGGTTTTGACTAAAAATCATATTCCGGACCTCCGTGCAAGGCTTTCAGAATACCGTTCATATCGATAGGAATACCGTGTGTATAGTCCTCCGGATATTTTTCCGTGAGTACTTCCTCAGATAGGTGTGTAGGGATTACTAGATGATGCCATTTATCACCCGAACCACCTCTTAAAAGATAACCTGTTAAATCATCCTCGTGAATACGCTGCATAATATTGATCATGGGGATTTCTTCAACTGCCAAGCGTGAGCGCATAGTGTTGTTAAAACGGTTATTAATCGCGCTACGCTTAACTTGAGAATAAGCGTCATCTGGTTTAACAGGGTCATCGTTTACGAATGCACCAGTAAATCCGTCTTCCATACGCCCTGCTCTAAATCCGGTTATCTGGCCTCCGGAACTAGTAGCCATCATCCCACCACCTACTTCTGTAAACCATCGCTTTTTCCCTTTTTTATCTGCTCTAGTACGCATAGGGAATAAGTCCTGGAATTCCTGACTTTCTACCATTTCTTTAATCTTGGAACTATTTTCCTGAGCTAGGTCTCCAGAATAAGAGGTATGGATAAATTTAGAACGAGGATTTATAGCTAGACCACGGGAAATAAAATTCAGAACAACTTGTTCCGTCTTTGTATATCCAGGAGCAATATTAACTATAAGTCTTGAGATTTTACCATCGTAAACAGCTTGGAGCACATATTCAATTACGTAATGATGCCAATTAAGAATCATCTTATTACCTTCACGTAATTTGAAAAAATAACGCATAAACTGAAGGCCGTCATTTAATAACATATAGCGTAACATTCGCTTTTCGTTAAATGACCATTGTTCGGTTAATTCTAATTCTTCAGAACTCATCATTAAACCTTTCTTTAAACAATTCTATTTCTTCTTCAGTTAACGGGTTATCAACTACGCTCCCTGAACCTCCGTCAGCGCCATTTATATCTATTTGCTTACGCTTGGCATAGAGATACTCAGCTAAGGTCTTAGAAGCGTTCACAGACTCGCTAAGGGTGACTTCTTTATACTTAGCATTATTAAAAGCGTATTCTACAACTTCATTCCAATCGGCTTGTGTAGGTTCACCACCACAAAAATCATTTATATCTAATATCAATTCATAAATACCAGAAAGACCCCTAGGATCCCGCCCGTTCATTACGGATTCCAGGAATACCAAGGGGTCTTTAGATTTACCCTGATTTATAAGATCTCTTAAATCTTCTATAGATATATGTTTTACAGTCATGGTTAATTTATAAATTCTTCCGGCTTCGAAATTCAATATAAATTAAATAAGAGGGGATGTAAATTTTAGGCAATAAAAAACCCCGCCGAAGCAGGGTTATCTTAAAAGGTGAGATTTAATTTAATAACAGAAAAAACCCTTTTCAGCTAAGAATGATATGTTACCACCGTGACCCCTAGCTATGATAAGAGTCATGTCAAAAATAGAGGTATATTTATTAAACTCAGGTAAGTAAATAACCGTATAGCGAACGGTATCTGCTCCAAAATGTTTAGCCGCTTTAGCCGACATTTCCTGAGCTACTGAATCAGCCTTATCCTTAGATTTATACATCCTACAAGGGTTTTTAGTTTCAGCAGCACGTTGCATGATAGCTTTTCGAGTTTCAGTGATGAAGTCCATAATTTAATTCCTGTTTTTATGTTTCTGGTTAAGCGGTATTGCCTAACCAGTGAGTACATAATATCACAATGAAGAGAATATGCAACACTTTTCTTAAATTATTTTGAAGAAAGTTTTTTCAGCTCCAATCTCAACCCTACGATAACGTCCTCAGGTAAACCACCATACTCCAATAATTCATGCGCGGTATCTATAGCACGTTGCATCCGGTCTATGTGATCCTGAGCTTTGTTCTTAGGACATAACGTACCGCAACAAAGGAAATCACCTTCTAAGAGGTTAATAGGGCTTGCCATCTTTTA